GCATTTGATAAACGCTATCCAAGAGGGGAAAAAATTATTGCAGATGCTTTAGGAAAACATCCTAAAGAAATTTGGCCAAGTCGTTATTCAGACTAAAGGATCTTTAATCATGAAAATGTGGTTTAGTGCTAAAGAATTAGCTGGTGTTGGTGGTTTATCTAAATATCCATCAAATATTAACCGGCTTGCAAGAAAAGAAAAATGGCATTCTCAACCGCTTGTTGGAGTTAAAGGTGGCGGTCTGGAATATGCATATTCTTCTTTGCCAGAAAGTGTTCAGAAAGATTTGCAAAGACGGTTTACGAACGAGGTAACAAGTCAACCAAAGAAACTCCCAGCTGTAAAAAATCTGAATCTTGCCGACCTCACCACCAAACAGCGTGAAATCGCCGATGCACGCATGGCTTTAGTGGCTTATGTGGGTGAATTGGAACAGGTGCAAAGCCGAATCAAAGCCATTACCCACCTATGCAATGCGGCAAAGTGCGGTGAAATTTCGGCAGATTTGATGGCGTTAGTCTCCAAGGCTAACAGCAAAAACGGCAATAACTGCGGCCGTGTGTTATCACCAAGAACCCTGAATCAGTGGGTGATCGATTATCACAAATGCAAAACAGCGGAAGAACGTTTGCGTGCGTTGGCACCGGGTCAACGTCAGGCAGATAAAGTGGAAAGCATTTGGTGGATGTCTTGGTTTATGGGGATTTATCGCCAAACCAACGGCATTAGCGTAGTGGATGCGTATCGCATTTTCGAAGCTGAATGGCTTACTCGTCACTGCAATGACGACATGTTACGCGAAATGTTACCAAGCCTTGACCGAGTGCGTCGTGCATTGGCTAAGTTGCCATTACATATCCGAGAGTTTGGCCGCTTGACCGGCTCAAAATACAAAGGTTTGTTGCCTTATGTTGAGCGTGATTGGTCATTGTTTAAGGCTAATGATATTTGGATTGGTGACGGTCACTCGCTGAAGATGAAAGTAGCACACCCTATTCATGGGCGACCATTCACCCCTGAATTGACCATGATTATTGATGGTGCAAGCCGAAAAATTGTGGGTTGGTCGTTGGCGTTATCTGAAAGTGCTTTTGCAGTGTTGGACGCTTTACGCCATGCCATTTCTCAGCATGGTTTGCCTTGTATCTATTACTCCGATAACGGGGGCGGTGAGAAAAATATTTTACTTGATGCTGACGTAACCGGAATTTTACCGCGCTTTAGTATTCACCACGCCACGGGGATTGCAGGTAACCCGCAAGGACGAGGGATTATTGAACGCTTAAATAAAACCGTAGGTAAACGCATTGCACAACGTTTCCCGACCTATTACGGGGCGGATGCCGACCCTGATAGCAAAAGACGGATGTTGCAATCCATGATTTCCCTTTCTAATGCGAAAAAAGGGGCAGTTTTAACGCCGTTACAACGCAAAGCGAAAGAAAAACTGGTGAGCTGGGAAGAGTTGATGGTTGGTATCCAAGAAGTGATTGATTGGTACAACAACGAGCATGTGCATTCTGAAATTCGTTGCACTCCTGCAGTTAAGTATGAACGGGTAACCAATCCAGAACTGATTGTTTACCTTTCCGACGTGGAATTACGCGACATTGAGCGCCCGCACTTTAAACGGGTGACGAAACGCGGACTGATTGAATGGAAAAACCACAAATATTTCCACCTTGAACTGCTAAACCATCAAGGAAAAGAAGTGGTGGTCGGTGTGGATATTCACAATGCGGATTTTGTGCAAGTACGCACGTTAGATGGTCGCTTTATCTGTAACGCCGAATTTGAAGCACACAAGAAAGCCGCATTCCCGGTACCGATGGTTGAACAACAACGTGAAAACCGTGCGAAAGGCAGATTAAACCGTATTAAACACCGTGAAAATGAGATTTTAGACGAGTTAAATCCGGTTATTACGATTGAACATCAACAAGGCGCAGAACTGTTGCACGGATTACGCACAAAACAAGTCAACCGCTTTGACGAAGACGAAGAAATCGCCTTGTTGCCAAGCGAACTTAGAAGACAGCAACTCAAAGTCGCCGGAGGTTAGATTATGAAAAAACGAACTATCACGAAAGTCCACTGCGGACGGGTTGAATACAACAAAAAAACCGCATTTTGCCTACCGACTCATTGAATGGGAAGGCAAATCGGTTGAAGTGAGACCCGCCCAAGGCTTTTTAGCCGTTTACACCCTAAAAGGCAATCTTATCTGCCACGCATCAAGATTAATTACAAATACAGGAGCACTAGCATGAAAGAACAACTCGCAAGATTTATGGAACAAAAAGGGCTAACCCAAACGCAAGTAGCAAAAGCCCTCGGCAAGTCCGTTGCAACCATTAACCAGTATTTAAAAGGCACTTATAAGGGCGCAACGAAAGACATTGATGAAGCGGTGGATCGCTTAATCAAACGTGAAAAAGACAAAGTGGTTGAGCGCAATTTTAACAGCGAATTTGTGCCGACTTACGCCGCAGAACGTTGCATTGATGTGGTGCATATCGCCCACGTAGAAGGCGAAATTAGCGTGGTTTATGGCGCGGCAGGCTTGGGCAAAACCAAAGCATTAAAACAGTATGTTAGCCAAAACCCGGAAACGATTTTTATCGAAGTTGAGCCAAGTTGTAGCCCGAAAGTGTTGCTAAAAAGTCTCTGCCACCAGTTAGGGCTCAACGAAACCGGCGCAAACCATGAATTGTTTACCCGCATCACCGAAAAACTGGGGGAAGGTCGCTTAATTATTGTGGATGAAGCGGAATTGTTAAGTACGAAAAGTTTGGAATATATCCGCCGAATCCATGACTTGACCGGTTGCGGTGTGGTGCTTGCCGGTATGCCTCGCTTATTAGTGAACCTGAAAGGTAAATACGGCGAATTGGCGCAACTTTATAGCCGCGTGGGATTGGCTTGTGACTTGGGTAACCAGTTAAGTGAGGACGACATTCACAGACTAGCCGAGAACGGCTTAGGCACAGACGAATTTAACGACATTTTATTTAAAGCCAGCCACGGCAATGCGCGTCGTTTAACCAAGTTAATGCGCGGCGTGATCCGTGTTGCCGAAATGCACGGCAAACAGATTGACGAGAAGTTAATCAACTCTTACGCCGGCATGTTAATCCATTAATCAAAAGGAGACCCAAATGAGCGAACAAATGAACCGCGTAGCGTATGCGTTAAGACGCGAAGGCGTGCAAATCGTCGAAAGCAAAGACGGCCGTTTCCCAAAAATGGTGATTTTAAACCCAAGCCGTCGCTTAAAAGCCAAAGGTGTGAAGATGACCACGTTTAGAAACGGCGTGCATATTGTGAGAACCGTGGCAAATGAACAAGGCGTCATGGTGTATTGGTAAGGGGGTTGAATGCCGAAATATCGTCAAATCTACGCCGTTTACCGCGGAGAAGAGAATCTAGGCGACGGCACGGCGGATGAATTAGCAAAGAAATTTAACATACAAAAGAAAACACTGTATGCGATGGGGTCGGAAGCGATACTCAAGCGCAACAAAGGCAACAGATTAATCGTTATTAAATTAGACAAAGAAGAGGTTTAACTATGGCAAAAGTAACAATCGAAGGCAAAACCTACTGGCGTGACGCAACAGGCACGCTTACCCCGGAAGAACTGGTGCGTGATATTGACAAAGAGCGCGATGAGCTGGTGACCGCTTGGGTGGAAAAAGGCAAAGCGTTAAATCGCCAAATGGGCGAGTTTAAAGACGGCATTTTTGGCGACATCGGCGCGTTTATTGAGCTTTCCGCCGAGAAATATGGCGCGAAAGTGGGGGGAAATAAAGGCAATGTGACGCTGTTTAGCTATGACGGCAAATACAAAATTCAGCGAGCTATAAATGAAAATTTACAGTTTGACGAACGTTTACTGGGCGCCAAAGTGCTGATTGATGAATGTTTAGATGAATGGTCGGCAGGCTCACGCCCTGAACTGAAAGCCTTGATTGAGCGGGCATTTAACGTGGACAAAGAAGGCAACCTCAACACATCCCGCATTTTGGGCTTGCGCCGCGTTGAAATCCAAGACCCGCGCTGGTTGCGCGCTATGCAGGCGATTAGCGAAAGCGTGC